AGGCGCAGTCTCAATCTTTTGTTTGCCGACTGGGCGAACCGGGGCATCAACCTCTGGACGATTGAGCAGGGTCAGATCTCGCTGGTTCAAGGGCAAGTTACATACAACCTCCCGGTTGATACAGTCGATCTCCTAGAGCACGTAATTCGTACCGATGCTGGGAACGTTGCTAACCAAGCTGACCTGACCATTACTCGTATTAGTGTTTCTACCTACGCTACGATCCCCAACAAATTAGCGCAGGGTCGACCGATCCAAGTCTGGGTAAACCGGCAGTCTGGAGCAACTGAACCTGATAATTTTGTACCTCCGGGACCAGAAATTAACTATCCAACAATTAATGTTTGGCCCGCTCCGAATCAGTCTAACTTCTACACCTTTGTTTATTGGCGTTTACGCAGAATTCAAGACGCTGGGTCTGGTGGTGAGAAGACGATGGACATTCCTTTCCGATTCCTCCCCTGCTTGGTGGCTGGGTTGTCGTACTACTTGGCGCTAAAAATTGCCGATGCACTCCCGAGGTTGGAGATGCTCAAGATGCAGTACGACGAGGCTTGGGAGTTGGCGGCTTCTGAGGACCGGGAGAAAGCCCCGGATCGGTTGGTCCCACGACAGATGTTTATAACGTGATATGGGCAACAGGTTCGCTTCCGGTCGGATTGCTATCGCGGAGTGCGATAGGTGTGGGTTTCAGTACCAACTAAAGTATTTACGCACGCTAATAATCAAGACCAAAAACGTCAATTTGCTGGTCTGCCAGACATGTTGGGAGCCAGATCAGCCACAGTTGCAGTTGGGTATGTACCCGGTCGATGATCCCCAAGGTCTGAGAAACCCAAGACCTGATACGACGTACACACAGGCTGGTACGACTGGCTTGCAGATTGATTCTGGCGGTGGTCCTTTGGGTAGCGGAAACCCCTCTGGAGGAAGTAGAATCATACAATGGGGGTGGGCACCGGTCGGTGGCAGTAGAGCAAACGACGACGGGCTTACTCCAAATAACTTGGCGCTAAGCATTTCGCTTGGCACCGTGACCGTAGCAGTAACTTAAGGAGTCAAATATGAGCGCCCCTGATAAATGCACTTTCTTCCCAGCCGAGACCAAAGATCCGATTGGGAAATACAAACAGCCCGAAACTTACACCGGTGATACCGGTAATAATGGCTACCCGAACAATGTCGCTAATACACAAACTGTTAAAACACGTGGTTGCGGCGCAGCAACAAAAGGCTGCAATTCTTCTACGAAACTGGGATAAGTTGTGAACTACACCGCTCTGTTCGAGACGATTAAGGGGTATGTTGAAAACGACTTCCCCAATACTCAGTATGGCGACCCAACGGCTGCTAGCAGTAACTTTACGTCTAAAGAACAGGTTGATACGTTCATTCAACAGGCTGAGCAGCGTATTTACAACTCGGTTCAGTTTCCTTCAATTCGTAAGAATGTAACTGGCCCAACCATAGCCAATAATAAGTACTTATCTGGACCTACTGATTTTCTTGCTGTCTATTCAATGGCGGTAATTGACGGGGATGGTAACTACGAGTACTTGTTAAACAAGGACGTTAACTTTATTCGGGCTGCTTATCCAAGCCCTACGTCTACAGGTATTCCTCAGTATTACGCTTTATTTGGCCCTACGACTACAAATACATCGCCACCGGTAGTAACTAATGAACTATCTTTTATTCTCGGACCGACTCCAGACGCCATTTATAATATTGAGCTTCATTATTACTACTACCCTGAGTCTATCGTTACTGCTGGTACTACTTGGCTTGGTGATAATTTTGACTCCGTATTACTTTATGGCTCGCTGCTGGAAGCCTATACGTACATGAAGGGTGAGGCTGACGTTATTGCTGTTTACGATAAGCGATACAACGAAGCTCTTGCTCTGGCTAAACGTCTTGGTGATGGTATGGAGCGCAGCGATGCTTACAGGTCTGGTCAGATGCGTATGCCGAACCTTCCTCAAAATAGAGGGGTTATCTAAGTGGCCTTCACGGGTAATTTCACCACTAATGTATTTAAAGTCGGGCTATTAAACGGTGATTTTGATTTTGCCGTTGATACGTTCAAGATCGCTCTTTATACAAACTCAGCCACGTTAGATGCTAGTACGACTGCATATACGACTACTGGAGAAGTAGTGGCTTCTGGTTATACGGCTGGTGGTAATACTCTTACTGTTACCCAAGGTATTTCAAGTGGCACGGCGTATGTGTCATTTAGCACGGTGTCGTGGTCCGGTGCCTTTACTGCTAGAGGCGCTTTGATTTATAAGTCCGGGGGTTCTAATCCTGCTGTTTGTGTTTTAGACTTTGGATCAGATAAAACATCAACTACGACGTTCACGGTAACGTTTCCGACAGCGTCTGCTACAGATGCTTTAATTCGACTTTCTTAAAGGAGTATGTGATGGAAAACAAGGCAAAAAGTACCGATAGCGTCGCTAGCTCGGTTACTCAGTTTAAAGATTTTAACGAAGGCGCTCGTGGTGGTGGCACGTTCCACTTCCAGTGCTTTGACAAAGATGGCAACCTTAAGTGGGAAGATTCTGCCAAGAACCTCGTGGTCAACACGGGTCTTCAGGACATGAACACCAAGTACTTCAAAGGCGTTTCTTATAGCGCTGCTTGGTATATCGGTCTGGTTCAAGGCCCTGCTTCTGGTAACACTTATGCCGCTGGCAATACTTTGGCTTCTCACGCTGGCTGGACTGAGGACACCAACTATTCTGGTGGCAACCGTGCTACTGCTACTTTTGGCACTGCAACAACGGCTGATCCTTCGGTTATTGATAACTCCGGTTCGGTTGCTGTGTTCAGTATCACAGGCACGACGACAATTGCTGGTGCGTTTTTGACCACCACGCAAAGTAATTCCAGCACTTCTGGTCTCCTGTTCTCGGTTTCTAACTTCACCGGCGGTGATCGCTCTGTTATTAACGGTGACACCCTGAACGTGACATATCAATTTAGTCTTGCCGACGCATAAGGAATTCAAAATGGCTACGCAATTTACTAAAAACCAAACAGTCCGGGTCAAAACTGTTGTCCCCCAAGGGGCTGTTCAAGCCCTCCGTATGGATGAGGATGGCGTGGTGTACTGCCTCCTGACTTGGACGGATGTCAACGGTATCTCCCAAACTCGCTGGTTTGCTGAATCTGATTTAGAAGCAGTCTAGGGGTAAGCCTTGTTCGGTTACGCCGCCTTTGCTGAAGCCCCTTTTGCAGCGCTAGCCGAGGCAGGTGAGGTATACGACGTTGCGGTTTCTGAGGGGGCTACTGGAGCCGACAGTGTAGTTGGACTGCTTATACTGGGTTTGGCTATTGCTGAGGCTTCAGCGGCTAATGACTCGGTGGTTGCCCAAGTTGATTTTGTTGGGGCGGTTGCCGAAGCGGCAGAAGGTAACGACACGGTTGTATCCATTGCGGTGCAAAACGTTGCGGTAAACGAGAGTGCCGAAGGAAACGACGCTTCAAGTTCGACTGTTTCACGGGTTGGCGCAGTTGCAGAAGCCGGGGCTATAGTAGATCAAGCTAGCGACACAATTGCGTACCCGGTGATGTTTGCTGAAACGGCAAGTGCCAATGATGCAGTAGCGCTGACGTTGACTAGGGCTGGTGCGATTGCTGAAGCTGGAGATGCAGCGGATACAACGATTGGTGAGCGTGAGATTCCGGGGATTATTGAGGAAGCCGCAGAAGGAAACGACGTACTTGCAGCAGACTACATTTTTGCTGGGACTGTGTCCGAAGTAGCTGAGGCAGCAGATGTAGTTACCGGGCTTGGAGATTTGGTTGGTGCTATTTCTGAAGCTGCGGAAGCAACTGTTGTTACTCTTGGCAATATTGATTACGTTATTACAGTATCTGAAGGTGCATCGGGAATGGACGTTACGCTTCGCAGGCTTCAGTGGGAATTGATTGATACGTCGGATGGCGTCAACTGGCAGACGATCCCGACCTTGAACTAGGAGTACGAAATGCCCTTGGTTGTTAAAGACAGAGTTAAAGTAACCAGCACAACTACAGGCACGGGCACTTTTACCCTCGGGTCTGCTGCTGAAGGCTTCCAGTCGTTCTCAGTCATCGGGAACGGAAACCAAACCTACTACACCATATCGGACGGAACTGACTGGGAGGTAGGGATTGGTACGTATACATCGTCAGGCACTACTCTTAGCCGTGACGTTATTTTAGAATCGAGCAATTCAGGCAGTGCTGTTGACTGGCCTGCTGGTGATAAAGATGTGTTCGTGACCTACCCAGCAGAAAAGGCTGTGGACATTGCAAGATCGTTTACCAACTCAATATTGTACGGACTGTAAGGAAAAGTCATGGCAAACCCAAATATTCTCCAAGCTGCAACGGTCGTAGGTAATACCTCGACGTACTTAATCTCATCGACTGCTAACCCGTTTGCCACGGCTCTTGTTAATAATCCGGCTTCTTCTGGCAAGGTCTTTAAGATCAACTCGATTGTGGTTGCGAACGTAGATGGAACTTCTGCTGCGGACATCACAATAAGTATTTTTTCTCAAGACGATCTAGGCGGAACGGGCACTCAGATTGCTTCGACGATCTCAGTACCAGCAGATGCCTCATTGATCGTGACAGACAAGACCACATCGTTTTACTTGCTCGAAGATAAGTCCATTGGGGCTACGGCAAGTGCTGCAAACGATCTGGTAGTGACCTGTTCTTGGGAAGAAATTAACCAATGAGTTTTAGGTATTTAGGCGGGGTTATCTCCGCTACGCCTCCTGTTACAACTCCTTTTTCTGCTTCTGGAATGTTTACGCTTCCACAGCAGTATCAATTACTTGGTGCCGGGTTGTGGATTGGTTCACCAATTGTGTTCGTTCAAACCTTTACATCTACTGGAACTTGGACCTGCCCACAAGGAGTCACTAGCGTTGAGTATTTGGTCGTTGCTGGTGGCGGTGGCGGTGGTGGAGGCGCACAAAATGCAACTGGTACTGGAGCTGGTGGAGCTGGCGGATTTAGGACTGGAACTGGATTTGCGGTAACTGCTGGAACTGATTACACAATTACAGTTGGCGGTGGCGGTGCGACTAATGTAAATGGCTCTAATTCTGTATTTAGCACAATTACCTCAACTGGTGGGGGCCGTGGCGCTGCATGGGGGGCCGTGAGTTCGTCAACTGGTGGCTCTGGAGGTGGTGGATCATATACGGGGGCGGCCGGCCCTTGGCCCGGATCTGCTGGGAATACTCCTTCTACTAGCCCTTCTCAGGGAAATAGTGGAGGCGCTGGTCTTGTACGAGCCGGTGGAGGAGGAGGAGGTGCTGGTGCGGCTGGGTCAGATGCTTATCTTAATCCTAATGATGGTAATGGCGGTAACGGCGGGGTGGGCCAAGTTTCTTCAATATCAAATATTTCTGCTTATTACGCAGGTGGTGGAGGCGGTGGTGGTAATAGTGGTTATGGAATCGCAGGTAATGGTGGACTTGGTGGTGGCGGAAATGGTGTAAACGGCCTTAACCAAACTGGCGGTGCAGGTACTGCAAACACAGGAGGAGGTGGTGGAGGCTGTATTGGCGCTACTAATGGCGAAGCCGGTGGTGCGGGTGGTTCTGGAATTGTAATTCTCAGGTACGCAATACCTACCGTTATCACTGATGCCGTGGTTCCATTTACATCATCTGGTTCATGGGTTTGCCCAACTGGCGTGACCGAGGTTGAGTACCTTGTTGTTGCTGGTGGGGGCGGGGGTGGTCCAACTAGTGGCGGTGGAGGCGGTGCGGGTGGTTTTAGAACAGGCACGGGGTTTTCTGTAACTGCTGGAACTTCATATACAGTAACTGTTGGTGCAGGTGGGGGTTCAGGAACAAAGGGGTCTAATTCTATTTTTTCTACTATCACATCAACTGGTGGTGGAAGAAGCATACAAACTGGGTCATTAGGTGCGGATGGTGATGGAGGGTCTGGTGCGGGTGGGCCTTACTTCTCTTTCCCCGGGGGTTCTGGTAACACGCCAAACACTTCGCCATCTCAAGGTAACAATGGCGGTGCATCTTCTTCTGGCGGTGGGGGCACTGACTTTTCTTGTGGGGGTGGAGGCGGTGCTAGTGCAATTGGAGCAACTGCAACCA